TAGCTGCTGGCGAGGCACTATTGCGGTAGAGGTCGAGCGTCGGTCCAAGCCCCGCGCCGGCTTCTGTCGAAGTCAGCGTCGCCACAGCACCTGCTGCCGTACTTGATACGGTCAGCGGCGCGTCCGCACTGTACGCCGCCGCGCCGGTCAGCGCCGTCGCCGCCGCCGTCATAGACGCGAACTTGGTACGCGTTCCGGCCTTGGTCGCGTAGAAATCAAGCTGACCGTCTTCCGACGTCGAGGTGGCGTCGACGATCACTGCTTCGATGCCGGCGTATTCTTGTTTGTTGGCCGCGCTATCGCGCCCGTAGAACACCACGCTGCCCATGATGTCGGAAGCAGCAGGCGAGGTCGAATCGCGGAACAGGTCCATGACCGGGCCGACAGTCGCGCCCGCTTCGAGATAGATCGCGCCGCCGATCTGGCCGTTCCAGTAGTTCTGCCCCATGACGACATTGGTGCCGTCGGAGTAGCAGTCGACCGACGCTCCGGGCGGTACGCTGATACCTGTTCCGCCGGAGGTCTTGACGACGATCGAGAACCCGCCCGTGGTCGAATTCTTGATCAGATAAAGTTTGTTAGCGGTCTGGACGACGACATTGCGTGCCGCGGTCAGCGCGCCGGTGATATTGACCACGGCATTGCGCGCCTGATCGGATCCGCCATTGACGGTGGTTAGCGTGAGGTTGGCGACGTCACCTTGCGCGACGGAGAGCACACCGGTGATCGCCTGCTCGAGCAGCGTGCCGAGATTGACATTGGTGGTGTCGCCCCAGGTGCCGGACTGATCGCCGGTGGCCATGAGTTCGAGACGGAGCGCCGGTGAGAATGTACTTGCCATATTGCCTCTACGTTACCACTGGCGTCCATCCGCCGCTCGGGCCTGAACCAACCTGTGACCAGCCGCCGCCCGGTCCGGATGGAACAACGACCCAGTTACCCGGAGGCCCCGGCGGCACCTGGCCCCAGACAAGGATACTAGCGAGTTCGGCTGTCGCTGTCACGCCTGTTAGCAGGACCGCAAGCGACGGGAAGGCGATGATCGTTCCGACGTCACCTGTCGCGCTGATGTCGGTCAGGTTGACATTGGCCGCGGCGGCCACCGAAATCGAGTTGACGGCACCGGTGGCGCTGACGCCGGTCAGGCCGACGGTTTCGAAAGTGCCTGTACCCCACCCGCCGAGGCCCCACCCGCCCCGGCCCCAGCCTGTCGTCGACATGGCTGGCTCCTATCGGTTAGACGAGCCGGATGATGGCGTTCGCCGCGTCGGCCGTCGGGAAGATCATGGTCATGTCACCGGCGGTCGCGGTCTTGTCGCCGCCGAAATTGAAGACACCCACCGCTCGATCCGCCTCGGTATCGTTGTATATCAAACATCCGCTCGTCGTGATCGTGACGTTGGAAAACACCAAATCGGCGAAATCGGTGAAAGCCGTGGTGCCGCTTGAAGTCGGGGTGACATTGGTCAGCGCAGACCCGCCCGCCACGTAGTTTGTGCCGGTCGCCTCGTCGGCCCCCATGTCGGAATAATTAGTCGTACCCGCGCCAAACGTACCGACAATGGACGCCTGCGCGCGGAACAGCGCCAATTTATACGAATCACCGGTAGTGTTCGTGAAATCGTGGATACCTTTTAGGAGTTCCACCTTGAATGAAGTTGCCATGGCCTGCGTGATCGCCATTAGAGGCTCCTAACCAGTTCGGCGGCGCTCTCGTGGCCCGCGTCCATGAGAATGTTGAACACCGACGTGTTCTGGCTCTTCTGCGCCTGCGTGAAATAGTGCTTCAACAGCGCTTCCATGCGGTGCATCTGGGCTTCACCGGCGGCGCGCACATCGGCGGGCACATCTGGGCCGATATAGATCAGCTTCGGGAGGAGCATCCTCGTCAGCTCGTCGGGGTTGAGCCCGCGCCCGCTGGTGGCGATGACCTCGACATCTCCGCTCTCGAAGGTCGTGCCGACGCTGAGGCTCATTCCCGCCCTCGCTTCTCGCCGTTGCGATAGGTGTCTTTCTTGTCGCGCGTCTCGCCGAGGTTCTTGAGGCCCTGCAGCCCGACCAGGAAGCGTTGCTCGTAGGTGTCGCCCATGCTGTCGATGCCCGCGGTTTTCTTGAGCCAATTAGCCGCCTCGGAATAGCAGCCATATTGGAGGGTATCATAGGCGTTGACCGATAGCCAAGTGCCGGTGGGTTGGTCTACGAGGCTCGGCGGCTTGTAGAAGTAGTTCAATTGCGCATCATACGCTTGATCCGGGGTTGGCCCGACAAGGATCGTGGTGTCATCCTCATCAGCGGTGAACAGGCTGTAGGCGGTCGGCTGACCGGTGGTCAGCGGGAAAGGGTAAACTTCTCGGATATAGCTCACGTCCTTGGGGAGCAGATAAACGTACTCGCCGGTGTCGAGAACGACCGCTAAGCTGGCGCAAGCCAAAAAGTCATCGGGCAGCTGAAGGTACCCGTTTCCCGCGGTGAAGTTACCGGTGACGTTGCGCTGGTTTTGGGGGAGTTGGACAAAATAAAACACCCTCGATTCGGTGTTCCGAATGAAGGTTGGGATGGCGGCGATGAAGTCTGGATCCGAATAAGTCGTCCAGCTTTCGATGTCGGCAGTAAGTGTCGCCAGCGTGGTCACGCGCTTACTTTATCCGCTTTCCGAAGGTCGCCTGCGGGCGCGACACGATCTCGGAGTTCAGGCACTCCTTGTCCATCGGCGTGTTGCGCGGCGGGGCAAGCTGCGGGCTGATGCCGTAGCGCTCGACGGTCTTGCCTTCCTTGCGGGGGCCGGTGCCGCCCCGGCCTCGGTCGTTGGTCATCATTTCTTTTTGCCTTTCACGGGTCCACCCTTTTTGTAGGCCATCGGCTTGACGCCCATCGGGCGGGCTACCGCCATGCCACTCGGGCGGGTAGGCGCGACACGCATGTCGTTGGGGCGCGCGGTGCTGACGATGGGCCTGGCAGGTACGCGGCTCATTGATTTCGGGCCCATGCTGCGCGAAGGAGGGAAGGGCATGGTCAGGTGCTCCGGATTTACTGCTGCCCTTGCCGCCGGCGGCGTCGGACTTCTGGATGCGCCCGAGACCACCCGCCGCGCCGGCGGTCATCTTGGGGGTGCTGCCCTTGCCCTTCATGGCGGCTTTCATGCCTTTAGAGACGTTGTTCGCCATCGCTGGCCTCCTTTGATGGTTAGGTGATCAATACGCGGATTTCGCCGACTTGGCACTGGATATTTGTCAAAGGATTCCCGATCGGGAGCCAGCCAAACAACCCGACAGAACCTGGGCGGTTCACATCCGGGCGAGGATCAATAAGGCTTTGAGGATCGTACGAACTGACGCGGCCAAGCTGAAGCTGGGGGTTGTCGATATCCAAACATTGGGGGCAACAAAGGAGCCCGTTCGGTCGCTGGTCATAAATTTCTGCCTTGAGTTCGTTCAGCTTGTAATGGAACCCGCACCGGTCACACTGCCCGAGTGCCCACGGTGGCCGAATCTGATTAGGACCGCCGGCGGTTGTCATTCTCTCGGCTCGCAACGCGCAAACACTAGCCCTAGCTTACGATAGGGAGTGTTCCGCCTTAAGATCAAATTAAGGTAGCCTGCGGACATGCCGTAAAAATGCTCGGCTTCTCGCTGGCTGCCAAACACTCGGCCATCAGTTACGCACATTACCGCCTGTTTATTAGCGTCGCCGGCAGCACGTACGCCCGCTGCAGTTATCTGTTGAGCGCGCGCGGCTAAGGTAGGGTCGGCCCACCTTTTTGTGTGCGAAGCTGACATCTTTGCGCGCGTTTCGGGCGCCGCTTTCTCGTACGTACGAGCGGCCATTTTCTGTCTGGCTTCTTCAGTATGTTTTCGGCCTAGCCAACCTGTCGGTTTGCCTTTTTTGGCCGCGCTTATTTTAGCTTTCTGCTCCGCAGACATGGGGCCAGTAGGCGGGAAAATCCGTCTCTTCTGTGCCGCGCTCATTCTAAGGCGGCTTTCTTCCGCAATCGTTCCCCCCTCACCACCGAAGCTCAGATTATACCTTGGGCGGTATTTGGCGATCGCTTCACGCTCGTAAAGTTTGGCGAGGTCTTCATCACCTTCGAAATCTGCCAGCACTTCAAAAGCAAAATTCTCTTGTCCGTATTTACGGATAGCCCGATGCAGATACCGTCCTTGTTTACGGCCCGCCTCGTATCGATGCTGTTTCTCGCGCTTGCATAATCCACGCCCCGTATAGCCGATATAGAAATGGCCGTTAACGAGGTTCGTCGCCTTGTAAACTATGACCTGCGGCTCTGCGCTCAACGCCATCCAACCCTGTAAGAATCACCTCTTGGAGTGAGGCGTAAAGTGGCCTTCTCCCGGTCTTCTTCCATAGCACGAAGCCACACTTTTTCATAGTCAGCTTCGAGCCGATCGATCAGATTTGGGTCATCAGTCCGCTTCTTCTGGGCAATGTAGAAAGCCAACCCGGCAATGAACGCCGGGAGAAACCGGAAGGGGAAATCTCCGGTGTTCGTGTACGCCCCCGCGTCCTGGATCCGGCGCAAAGCCCAGTACACTAAAACGTAGTTATAGACGCCGTTCGGAACCGGCCAGATATGAGCGGTGATGCCGTCTACGCCCCGGTTGTAATAGACTTCGGTAGGCCGACCGGCGGTAAGCGGGTTAGTTCGCGTTGCCTGCGTCGAAATCGAGACGCGGGTCACTGCGTAACGGTTAGGCCCACCTAGACCGGTGGCCGGTGTCTGCACGACCTGTTCTATGACGTCTACGAGGTCAGAGCCGAGGTCGTATTCAACAACGCCTTCCGTCAGCGCCTGCGTCCGCTCCTCGTAGGTCCACATATTCAGACCACGATTAGCCATGTCGGCGAACAAAAGATTTATAGACCGGCGCGCGGTACGCTGGTCATAGCCGGTACGCCCCTCGAGTCCGCAACGCTCGAAGGCTTCCTCTATTGCCTCGACGAAGTTGAGGTTGAAAATCGTCGTGCCGGAAGTGGTCACCAGCCGCCCTCAGTAATCGTTCTGCCGGATGTAGAACTGCATCTCGGCGCCCGACGAATAGCTGTCCCAGCGCACCCGTGCCGCGGTGCTGTAGTTCAGCAGTGAGCCGGTGAGGTCCGCGGTCTTGTTCGACTGCGACACGGCCCAGCTCAAAGTCGAAGGGTCCGTGGCCGCGCCAAGATCGGAAGCGGTTTCCTCGATGTCGTACTGCAGCGTGCCGGTGACGCCGGAGGCGTTGAAGGTCGCGGCGAAATCGTTGCGCCAGTTGAGGGCGATGGTTGGGCTGACGATCTGGCTGATGGGCCCGACGTTGACGTTCGAGGCGACCTGCGCGGACGTTGCGATCCGCGAAATCGTCTGCCAGAAAATGACCGAATTGACCTCGGTGGTGGTGACCCCGGTGATGGCCTCGGTCCGGGCGATGCCGTCCTGGTCGGTGCCCGTCACCGTGAAGATAACACTGGAGACGTCGCCGGCGCTGTCGATAGCGATCCGCGCCCCGCCGACCCCGGAAGAATACGCCCCACCAGTGACGATCGTGTAGATGTTCCATACCCCGCCGACCACCTGATCGCCGTTGAGCAGAAGGTTGGCCGCGCCCGCGGTCGTCTGGGCCTTGGCAATGCCGTCGGCGTCCACCGCGGGCGGGTCCATGTCGAGAGCTTTGTAAACCATGTTGGTCTCCTTTGAAGGGAGGGCGGGGACGAGCCCCGCCCTACATGGTTTAGGCGTTCGCCGGAGTGAGCAGACCCGAGAGGGTGATCGCGCCGGACACGTAGTTCTCGAAAGCTCCAAGGCCCGTGGTCGCGGTGAACAGCAGCGGCGCCGAGGCGTCGAGGCAGAGCACATAGTTGTTGTTGATGAAACCCGTCGAGGTCGTACCGCCGAGGCTGAGCAGCGCGCCGGCCGTGGTCGCAGTGTTCTTGCGGTAGGTGCGGTTGTAGGCGATCGGGGCGTTGGTCAGGATGCCCGCCGTGACGGTGATCCACGCGGCGTCGGTGGTGTTCGGCGACTGCACGAAATTGCCCGAGACGGTCAGGCGGTCGATGTCGTTGGCGGTCAGCACGAGGCTGTTCACCGAGGTCGTGCCAAGGCCGTACCAGGAATTGTTGGTGACAGTCAGGCGGTCGGCGGTATTGGCCGCGCCGGTGCAGTTGATGATGTTTAGGAAGTTGAGGACGTTGGTGTTGTCGGTGAATGAACAGCCGTCGAGCGTGAAGCCGGCCGCCGTGACGGTGTAGGCTCGAGCGATCGACAGGAAGCCGCCGGTGTGGCGGATATTCTGGACGGTGACGTTGGCGGCACTGACGACGACCGCCGCGGTGTTGGCGGTGGTGTAGGCGAACACCGGGCGCTGGGCGCCGGTGCCGAGACCGATGATGGCGACATTGGCGACGTTGAGGGTGAGCGCCGTGGCGCTGGAGATGGTCGTGGTGCTGCCCGGCATGACGTAGATCGTCGCGTAGGCACCGCTGGTCACTTGGGTGAGCGCGTAAGCGATGGTCTGGTACGGGTTGTTAGGGCCGTTACCAGTGCCGGCGTTCACGCCGTTGACGGTATCGACGAACATCACCTGACCGGTGATCGGCTGGTCGCCGAGGATGGGAAGTACCGGGATTCCGAATGACGACACGCCGTTCGGGAAGTTCGTGGTGGCCATGGCCAGTTCTCCTTGAGGACGCCCGCAGTTGGAGAAAACCAGGGAGTGGGTACCCCACGGCGCGTCGGAGATCGGACTGTAGGCCGGTATCGTGGAAAAGAAAAGGCCCTCCGTACTGCGGGAGGGCCAAGTGGGGGAGACCCGAGAACGAGGGAGGAGGGAACGTCTCGGGGCGGGGTGGATTAGGACGCCGTTTCGGTGTTGTCGTCAAGCCGCCTTCTCAGCTCGGTACAACCGGTTCGGCGGAAGTTCCTCTTCGCTCAGGGCGAAAAGGTCGATCTGGGTGGGCGTGACAACGAACGTCGCGCCATCCTCGCGCTCGAACACGACCAGTGCGCCGCTCGGGTCGAAGTCGATGATGTGGCCGTATATTTCGCGGCCTTGCCACTTGTAAAACTCCCATGGCCGGAACTGGCTGGCGACCTTCGCCGTGCTCGGGTGCTGCTGGCCAAGCCATGCGAAATAGGCCGCGGCGTCGCCTCGGGTGTATGCTGTTGATTTCATCATTTCTTTTGTTCCTTTTCTATCTTGGCGGCTTGTTTCTCGCGTTCGGATCGGGTCGCGCCGGGGCCTCGAACCTTATGATACCGCCCAGCGGATGGCGGCATTTGGATGCTAACGGTCGGATTTTTTAGATACACTATGGCCCCTTCTAGGCGAGCGATATCGTGCTGCAAGAACCCTATGCCTCGATTGCAACGTGTGCACAGGATGCCTCTTATCGTGTGCGTCAGCCAATCGTGATCAAGGGCCGCTCTAGACTTCTTTCCTTTGCGGATTACGCTTTCATCCTCGCGGCATATGGCGCACGCTCGTCCTTGCTTTTCCCAAATCTCGTCGAACTGTTCCGGCGTTACACCGAAACGTGTTTTAAGCGCTGCACGGCGAACACCGTCTGGGTCGCGTGCCTTCCGTTCTTGAAAAGATCGAGCCTGATACTCGCGGTGCGTCTCACCGGGCAGGTACGTCAGCAGTTTCTTTACCCATTCGAAGTTATCCGGCGCTAAAGGGCGGTCTCTATCGCGCGGCCACAACCGATGATCCGGGCTAGGAGGCAAACCGACATCCTTGGTAAACTGTACGATGTTGTCGTCCCACGCAGGATGAATCGGGACGCCTTCGCGAGCTTTCGCGAGCAGGCTTACCCATTGGCTGTGAAGCGGGTGCTTTTGAATTGTGCCCCAGCCCGGAGGGTTCTTAGAATGCACACTACCGGTGCGCAGCTGGCGAGCGTAGTGCGCCCGGCAGATACGCTTGGCGTAGATCGGTAGTTCGCAGCCGGGCACCTCGCAGTGGCCTTCACGGGATACTCTGGGCATAGGCACCTTCCTGCTTAATGGGGGCAGTCTGGAAGCCAGTGCGGCTTCTAACTAACACATTCTATATAGCGGTTATGCTGTGCTATTGCAAGGCAAAAAATAAAGGCCCGCCGAAGCGGGCCTTTGAAGTGTTGTTCTAGAACGCTGTTACGCGCCCGGCGAGCCCCACACGGCCAAGTAGTCACTTAGACCGAAGGCGTAACGTTCGCGCTGACTCACCCGAATGTTACCGGTGTCAAAATCGCCGTCGGTCTTCTGCGACACCGGCACGCGGTTGAAGTACCGCGCGCCGTTCGGAACGTCGGTGGTCAAAAACCAAGCGTCGGGGTCAGTTAGGAAATGCCAGGTGGCAAACCCTTCCGGCACCGCGCCGGAGACCCGAATGGCGTTGACGTCGTTGTTGGCCGTACCAGGCTGCAGCATCGTGTCGAGGACACGGGTGGCCACGTACTGGTTGTCCTGGCGCACAAGCATTTTGCGAACACGCGCCTGGATGAGTTTACCGCGGTCATCGGTCCAGTTGGAAATCTGAATCGTCGCGGCTTCCAGCGACGTTTCGTTGAGGTCCACTGCTACGGTCGGGCGGTTGGAGATCGTCGGGCCGGCGACTTGGGGGTGTGCGGTCGAGAACAACGGCACGCCGTCGCCCACACCGTAACCACCGGATGCCAGCGCTGTGAAACCGTTGTTAAACGGCGCAGCGGCCTTGATTTCCTTGGTATTCTTCATCGCCCGGCCGAGTTCGGTCGAGTAACGCGAAGACAACGAGCCATACAGGTTATCTTCGAATGCCTCCTCTGTAAGAGCGAAGCCCATGGAGATAGTCTCCATGGTGTACGTGGCAGTGTACCCTTCCTGCGCCGTATCAAACAGGGTGGCAGCACCTTCCTGCTTAACGGGGGCAGTCTGGAAGCCGGTGATCTTCTGGTCCTGCTCGAACGAACGTTCCGAAGAACTTTCGGTGTACACCTCGGCGTACTCGTTTTCGTACCGAGCGTACTCGAGACCGAAAAGAGCGTCCAGACCAGGCAAAAGTTCCCTAAGGAGCTGGGCCCTTGAAATCGCAGCCATTTTTCCGCTCCTTCCTTAAATACCAGTCAGCGTAGTGAGCTGATGGTTGTTGAACTTGACGAGGACGATGGTGAAGGCATCGCCCCACGCATTGCCCGGGATGTCAGCGAGACCGACGACGCGAAGCGGCCGGGTGCTGGTCGTATCCAGCGCCACCGACGACAGAGCGTTGCGGCTCTTGCCGAACACCGAGGTGCCGGCCGTCTGGACGATATCGCCGTTGGCGCCGAGCGCCG